GGTAGATAGCGTGGAAGCTGCTATTAGAGCATTGGGAGTAATCCAGCGTGTTAAATAAATATTACGAACGATTTGAAAAAGCATTAAGCCCTGAATTTTGCGAATATGTAATTAAATCAATCGATTGGGAATTAAGTCAAATCGCTAGAGTAGATAAAAATAATCACGAAATCAATTTAACTGCCCGTGTTACTGACATTATTTGGGAAGAACTTTTAACCCCAATTGGAAGCGTAATTCAATCTTATATTTTGGAAGCTAATAAAACTTGGAATTACGATATTCGCAGATTAGAGCGGATTCAAATGTCAAGATATAAAGAAGGCGGACATTATGATTGGCATATAGATAGCAAAGTTCCTGTCAATAATGAGCAACGCAAACTTTCAATTAGCGTTTTATTAAATGAAAATTACGAAGGTGGTGGGCTTGAAATAAGCTCAAACAAAGATGAAAATGTATTAAAATATCAGGGAGATATAGTCGTTTTTCCCTCTTTTGTACAACATAGAGTATTACCTGTAACAAGCGGGACACGATATTCAGCGGTTAGTTGGGCTTATGGCCCTACATTTAGGTGAGATTATGGAAAAATCGATGGCATTATTTCTAGCAACATTGCTACATTCGGGTACAAATACCCATTTTTTCCATTGGGCTACCAAATCTTACGCTAAACACAAAACGCTGGGCAAGTTCTACGAGAACATTATTGAATTGACAGACCAGCTTGCCGAAACCTATTTCGGTGTTTACGGTCAGATTACCGAGTTTCCAAGCACATACCATATGCCTAAAGAGCCATTGGCATACCTACAATCATTGCAAGCTTTTGTTAAAGACGCACGGGCAGACCTGCCTAAAGACACAGAGATTTGCCAACTTATCGATAATATTGCCCAAGAAATCGATACCACCATCTATCTACTCAAATTCAAAGGTTAATATGCCACTCGATAAATCTAAATCGCCCGAAGCAGTTGGTCGTAACATCAAGACAGAGGAAGCAGCGGGCAAGCCCCCACGCCAAGCCCTAGCGATCGCCCTAAGCGTTCAAGATAAAGCTAAGGCTCGTAAGAATGTATTGGAAGCAGCCTATAAAAAGCATATGAAGTCTAGCGAAGAAAAAGGCGAAACCAAGAAAGAATCCAAGAAAACTGAAATGGGTGAAATGTAATGGCTAACTGGATCGCAGGTGCAATTAAGCATAAGGGCGCATTAAAAAAAGAATTAGGCGTTCCTGAAGGCAAGATTATTCCTAAAAGCAAGCTTGAAAAAGCCGCAGAAGCTAAAGGCAAAGAAGGCCGTAGAGCTAGACTTGCATTAGAACTAGAAAAGTTTACTAAAAAATGAACCGCAAGGATGCCATTCGTGCCGCAGTAGAAAAGCACGATAAGCCTATTTCTAAGACAACAACTGGCAAGGGCAAGAATTATCTACCTACTAGCGAAGGCGCTGGGATGACAGCTAAAGGCAGAGCAGAATACAACGCCAAGAACGGCAGTCATTTAAAAGCACCGCAAAAAAGCGGTAGCAGACATAACAGCTTTTGCGCTCGCATGGAAGGCGTTGTAGCCCACGCTAAAGGCGATGCACCAAGAGCCAAAGCAAGCTTAAAACGATGGGGATGCTCATGAAAAACGGACTTTATGCCAATATCCATAAAAAGCAGGAGCGTATAAAGCGTGAAAAGGCTGAGGGATTGCCTGTAGAGCATATGCGTAAGGTCGGCAGCAAAGGCGCACCTACCGCTAAAGACTTTAAAGAATCGGCTAAAACCGCCAAACCTAGAGTTCATCTAGAAAAAGCTATGAAGGATTACAAATGAAACCAATGGAACATAAGTACAAAAAGGAAGATGCTTTATTGCGTAATCATAAAGAAACTACCTATGAGAAGAATCAAGCTGATCGTATCGCTCGCAGAAAGATGATCGCTAATAAAGTCAAAGACTTGGATAAAGAAGTGAAATAGTAGTAGAATTAACCTATCTTAATCAACCACTTGGGTAAGGTATGGCTATTAAACAACAAACAAATAATCCCAAAGGCAGACCAAAGGGTAGCCCTAATAAGTCCACAGCGATGGCTAGGGAAGCGATAGCACAGTTCGTAGAAGGTAACGCACCCAGTATGCAGAAGTGGCTAGAACAAGTCGCTGAAGGCGTTAAAAACGATGACGATAAATTTATAGTGTTACCTAATCCTGAAAAGGCTTTCGGTATGTTGCAAAGCGTCATGGAATACCACTTGCCTAAGTTGGCTAGGACTGAACATTCAGGTGACGAAGATCAGCCTGTTAAAGTCATTCACGAACATAAGTTTCTAGATTGAAAGAAGTCGTTAAGCGGTACGAATATCCTTATAAAGCTAGGGAAGCTTTCCTTGACTTTCACCGCAGGAAACAACGCTGGGCTGTATTGGTATGCCATAGACGAGCAGGTAAGACTGTAGCCACCATTGCAGACATTATCCGTAGGGCTATCATGGAAAAGAAGCCCGATGCACGATACGCTTACATTGCTCCATATTATGCTCAGGCTAAAAACATCGCTTGGGATTATCTTTTAAAGTTTGCCGAGCCAGCCATCGTTAAGGCTAACCAATCAGAATTATGGGTAGAGCTAGTCAATGGGGCAAAGATACGCCTATTTGGTGCTGATAACCCTGATGCCTTGCGTGGACTTTACCTTGATGGCGTAGTGTTAGATGAGTATGCAGACATGAAACCCCGTATGTGGGGCGAGATTGTCCGTCCTTTACTGACGGATAGACAAGGCTGGGCTACCTTTATTGGAACGCCAAAGGGTCATAATAGCTTTTGGGAAATCTACAATAACGCTTTAAAATCAGATAGTTGGTATGTAAAGACATTGAGGGCTGATGTTTCGGGACTATTGCCTGAAGTTGAATTATTGGATGCCCAAGCTACCATGTCGAGTAATCAATACGAGCAAGAATTTCTTTGTAGCTTTGAAGCAGCGATTATCGGGGCATATTATGGACAAGAATTGCGTAGGATTACTGACCTTGAGCGCATTACTACTGTTGATTATGACCCTATGTTTCCTTGCCATACCGTTTGGGATTTGGGATTTAACGACAGTACAAGCATTATTTGGTTTCAAGTGGTTTACGGGGAGATACGAGTTCTAGATCATCATTCGTCTAATGGCCAAGCAATCCCTTTTTATCTCGGATTGTTAGAACAAAAAGAAGCGGAGTTTGGATACAAATATGGCATTCATTGGTTACCTCATGATGCAAGAGCAAAAACATTTGCTAGTAACGGAAAGAGTACAATTGAACAAATTTCGACAAAAATTGACACAAAACATCTAAAAATCGTTCCAAACTTATCAATTCAGGATGGAATACAGGCTTCAAGGCTTGCATTAACCCGTGCTTGGTTCGATAATAAGTGTGAGGATTTAATAGAATGTTTGCGTCAGTATCAACGGGAATGGGATGATGATAAAAAAGTATTTCGGGATCGCCCAAAGCATGACTGGACTAGCCATAGCGCAGACGCTTTTCGTTATCTCTCAATTGTATGGAAAGAAGAAGAAGGCCCTATTCTTAACAATACCAAAATCACAGGACTTCATGTCGGCCAAACGGATGTTACGCTGGACGAAATGTGGAAATTAACCCCTAAACAAACTTTTAAAAGGATTTAATTATGTCAGGCGTAAACCAACCATTTGGAACATTCTACGAAACCGTAGCAGCATCACAAACTGCTCAAGTTTTAGGCGTTACTGGCGGTGTAGGCGATACTTTGATGCGTTTAATCATCACAGTTACAACTTCCGCTACATCACAAGTTACCTTGCTTGATGGTGCAACTTCATACATTATCGTGCCAGCCGTAACTCCTGTAGGCGTATATCAGATTGATATTAATGCCGTTTCAGTCAATGGCGCATGGAAAATTACTACTGGTGCAGGCGTATCAGTCATGGGTGTAGGTAACTTTAGCTAAGGATTTATATGGATCATACATACCAAGATTGGTATAACACCATCGCAGGGTACGAGCGTACCTTTAAAGAATGGGAAGGCCGTACAGATAGAATTATTAAACGCTTCAGGGATGACAGCCGTACTCGCAATAACCCTAATGCCAAGTTTAATATCTTGTGGAGCAATGTCCAAACCATTACCCCAGCTATCTTTGCCCGTTTGCCACGACCTGATGTTAGCCGTAGATTTAGGGACAATGATCCAATAGCCCGTGTTGCTTCGATGATGCTGGAGCGAGCATTAGATTACGAGATTACTCATTACAGCGACTATAAGTCCGCTATGTCACAATCGGTTCAAGACCGTTTGCTTGGCGGGCGTGGTACTAGCTGGGTTCGTTATGAGCCACATATTGTTGGTAAAGCCAAAGAAGATGCAATGGAAGGTGCTGATGTACCTGAAGATGGCTTCGAGATTACAGGCAATTCTGACGAAGAAGAATCTGTTGATGCAATGCAACAAGAAGATCAAGAGCGTATTGAGTATGAGTGCGCTCCTGTAGACTATGTTTACTGGCGGGACTTTGGTCATACTATTGCTCGTACATGGGAAGAAGTCACCGCAGTATGGCGTAAAGTCTATATGGGCAGAGAAGCCCTTGTCGAACGATTTGGCGAAGAACTTGGCGGTAAGATTCCGCTTGATACAAAGCCTGACAATACAAAGACTTACAACGAAAAAATGGGCGAAGGCGCATCCGAAGCTTGTATCTATGAGATTTGGTGCAAAGAAAGCGGTGATGTAATTTGGCTATCTAAATCAATGGGTGAAATCCTTGATGTTAGACCTGATCCTTTAGAGTTAGAAAACTTCTTTCCTTGCCCTAAACCTTTGTACGCTACATTAACTAGCGACCGTTTAGAGCCAATCCCTGACTTTGTTTTATATCAGGATCAAGCTCGCCAATTAGATACATTGGCTGACCGTATAGACGGATTTATACAAGCCCTCAAAGTACGGGGAGTTTATGACGCTTCCGAACCTAGTCTTGCCCGTTTATTCTCCGAAGGCGAAAACAATACCCTTATTCCTGTTAAGAACTGGAACGCTTTTGCAGAGAAACAGGGAATGGCAGGAGCTATCAATCTAGTTGATATTGCCCCAATCGCCCAAGCCTTGCAGATGTCTTATCAAGCAATGGATCAGGTTAAGGGTCAAATCTACGAGATTATGGGTATCGCTGATATTCAGCGTGGTCAGACTGACCCTAACGAAACATTAGGCGCACAGATCATTAAGTCAAACAATGCTGCTGGTCGTTTAAAGACTATGCAACACGCAGTAGTGGACTTTGCTACCGAACTGTTATCGATCAAAGCGCAGATTATTTGCAATCATTTTACAGACGATACGATTGTTAAGATTTCAGGGGCAATGCAATTAAGCCCACAAGATCAAGCACTTATCCCACAAGCTTTAGCATTATTGCGTGATGAATGTGCTAAAAACTTCCGTGTAGAAGTGACTACTGATTCGATGATTTTCCAAGATGAGATGCAGGAAAAACAGGATCGTGTTGAATTTTTACAAGCTATGGGTTCGTTTTTCCATCAATCAGTACCTATGATCCAAACCGCTCCTGAACTTGCTCCTATGATTATGGAAATGCTCAAGTTCACCGTGACAGCGTTTAAGGCTGGCAAAGGATTAGAAGGACTAATTGATGAAACAGCTGATAAATTGAGAATTCAAGCACAACAAATGCAAGGTCAGCCTAAGCCACCTTCACCTGAACAACAGAAGATGCAAATGACAATGCAGATTGAGCAAGCCAAAATGCAAGCTTCTCAACAAGAAGCACAACAAAAAATGCAGTTTGAACAACAGAAAATGCAAATGCAAATGGAACTTGAGAAAGCCAAGCAAGAGTATCAGGCTCAAGAGAACCAGCTTAAATTCCAATTAGAAGATCAGCGGAACAGAGCGCAAGCCGAGATGGACTTGAAAGTAGCTCAGATGAAGATGATGACCGAGAGAAATACCCAAGTCTTACTGGCTCATATTAACAACGGTGCTAAGATCGAAACTGCCCGTATTACTTCAGGTCAAGATGATGGAGCGCAAGCTTATATGACAGAAGAAGATATGGCTACTTCTATGGAACATCCATTAGCCCCTATTGCTAACGCTATTGGTCAAGGAAACGCTCAGATGGCACAAGCTATTACTGCTTTAGTAGATACAATTAACCAGCAACATAATCGCCCTAAAACTGTTGTAAGAGGTGCTGACGGCAAAATCATCGGAGTTCAATAATGGCTATAACAGTCAAGCATAAGTTCGTCAGCGCAATACCTGATGCTGGCGATCCTACGATTGTCCAGCCTTCAAATTGGAACGATGACCACCAGTTAGTTGGTACTGTTCCGATTGCCAATGGCGGTACTAATGCGACTACAGCGGCAGATGCCTTAACTAATCTTGGTGCTTATCCTGCTTCCAATCCTAGTGGATATGGCACGGGTTCGGTAACTAGCGTTGCAGCTACAGCAGGAACAGGCATTAGCATTACTGGTAGTCCTATCACGACTAGCGGTACGCTTAACATTACTAATACTGCTCCCGACCAAACAGTAATATTAAATGCGGGTACAGGAATTTCTACCAGCGGTACTTATCCTAACTTTACGATTACCAATACCAGCCCATCAAGCGGTGGCACGGTAACTTCTGTTGCATCGGGAACTGGTTTAACTGGTGGCCCTATTACGACATCAGGCACATTGTCTATTGCCAATACTGGTGTAACGGCAGGAACTTATGGTTCGGCTGCGGTAATACCTGTTATTCAGGTGAATAGTCAAGGTCAGATTACCAATATCAGCACCCAGCCAACCAATGCGCCTGCTTATCAAGGCACATGGAACGCCAGCACAAATACCCCAACTCTCGTATCTAGCGTAGGTACTGCGGGTTATTACTATGTTGTTTCTGTAGCTGGTAACACCAACTTAAACGGTGTAACTGGATGGGCAGTAGGCGATTGGGCTATCTTTGAGAATGGTGTATGGCAAAAGATTGCAGGATCATCTAGCGAATCATTTACTAATCTAACCACTACAAACCTAGCGGTAACTGGTCTTACTGGCTATATGTATGCCAATAACACTACAGGCAATGTAACGGCATCAACGACCATTCCTAATGCGGGTTTGGCTAATTCAGCCATTACGATTAACGGCACAAGCACAAGTCTTGGCGGTTCGATCAATGTAGGAACAGTCACAAGCGTAGGAGCAACAAGCCCAGTAGTTTCTAGCGGTGGCAATACTCCCACGATTTCTATGCCAGCTGCCACAGGAAGCGTAAACGGTTATCTGACAAGCACAGACTGGACTACTTTCAATAACAAGGGTTCAGGCTCAGTTACTAGCGTATCTGCAACAGTCCCCAGCTTTTTAAGTATTTCAGGAAGCCCAATAACCACTAGCGGTACATTGGCTATTAGCTATTCAGGGACAGCTTTGCCAGTAGCCAACGGTGGTACTGGGATTACATCACTAACTACTGGATATATTCCTTACGGTAATGGCACAGGAAGTTTATCTTCGACATCAGGACTTAACTATACTGCGGCTACAACGACCTTAAATGCTCCTGTATTGAGCGTAAATTCGACTACAAGCACAACCCCTAACCTGACATTTAATGCAAGCAATTCAGGCATTACTTCGGGTGCAAGCGTAGCCAATAGTTATTTACAGACCATTATTCAAAACAAATCAGGCACGGCTGGTGCATCTACAAACTATGTACTTTCCAATGACTTAGGTACGGATTCAAGTTATTACGGTGAGTTTGGCATGAATTCATCCGTATATTCCAGCGGAACTCCTACCGATTTTTTTAGCATCAATAACGGCATCTATTTCTCAGGACACGATGGCGATTTAACTGTCGGTTCGGGCAATGGTTATAAAACCTATTTTGCATGGGGAACAACAGGTCAATCTGCCCATGTAATCAATGCGTCAGGAGCTATCGGTTTAAATACCAACATTACTGGAACTACAAACTTTGGTACAGCAGGACAGGTATTAACTTCAGGTGGTTCGTCAGCTACTCCAACTTGGCAAACTCCTACAACGGGAACTGTTACAAGCGTAAGCGGTACATCAGGTCGCATTACCAGTACAGGCGGTAATACTCCTGTTATTGATTTGACTTCAGGCGTGGCGACTGCGGGAACAACAGGTTCTAGCACCCTTATTCCTGTCATTACTATCGATACTTATGGGCGTGTAACTACCATCACAACCGCTTCAAACCCACAGGGAACAGTCACAAGCGTAAGTGGCACAGGTACAGTTTCAGGTATCTCGTTAAGCGGTACAGTTACTTCTAGCGGAAACCTTACTTTAGGTGGCACATTAGACTTATCTAGCCCACCTGCTATTGGCGG